AGTTTTTTGTTTACCAAATACTTTATCTTCTTTAACATTATCTGCATGCCTAGCAGCGGCAGCTTTGCTGGTTCCTACATGAACCCCTAAAAAATCATGTGCATTACGTGCATCATCTAAATAATCTAGTCCTTCTTTTTCTATTAACTCTTTTAAAGTCATCCCTTGAAAAGATGCCCTATTTTGGAGAGTTTCATCTGGGGTTTGTAGAGTTGTAATCTCACCTTTTTTATCAGGGGGTATATTATATTTACCTTCATCAGGATTCCATTGCATTGTTCCCGGATATATTTCTTCATTAGAGTCATAATTATTTGTAACATGAAAAACTTTTTCAGACATTCCCATATTTAAAGCAGCGTCAGTTTTAGTGGGGTTTCTTTCTTTACCTTTACCTTTACCTATACGTTCTTTTGCTGCAAGTCTGTATCCTCTACCAAGGACACTTTGATCTACCTTACCCTCAACATCTTCAGCTATCTCATTTGCTCTAGCCATAGCAGAATTAACTTTAGATAAATCTATTTTTCTTGCTGCATTAGTACCTGCATCTACAATACTTTCAGCTATGTTTCCAACTACTTTACCTGCAGGGAGTATCCCAGAAGCAATGACAGCATCACCAATCACAGACTCTCTTGCTTTAGTTACTTGCTCTGGTGTAGCATTATTGTAATCAGTCTTAAACATTTCTTGTAGGCGTGTGTCTAGGTCTTTAAACAAAAAGTCTGTAGCCCCAACAGCAAACTCTTTAACACCTTCTTTAGCAGCTTTAACGTAGGCAAGTGGGTCAGGATTAGTAACCACATCATAGGCGCCTTTAGCCATACCAACACCCATAGTTTTTAAAAATGCTACTTCATCTTGATTAAATTGTTTACCTATTTTTTCTCCAAGGCTTTCATACTCGTTGTCTAAACCAATAAGATTATCAGCTATAATTTCTCCATAACCCATACCTTTAAAAGCTTGCCCTGTTTGATCTTCTATTGTATCCTTAGCCATTAGCATTAACCTTTAATCTAAGTTGCTTTAAAGCTTGCAAAGCATATATCTGCCCTTGTACCCTATACATAACATGCTGCTCATCTGATTGAGCAAACTGTTTGTAACTAGACTGAATGCGTTCTTCTAGTTCAGCTTCAAATGCATTCCATGCTTCGGGGTTATTTACTAACAGTTTTAAACTCACTGCATTGGTCCTCCACCAGTATTACCTGAGAAGCCTTGTTCCCCCGGCTGTGGCGCGGTGCCTGTACCTATGGTACCTCCACCACTACCTTGCGTGTCTTGTACCTGTACCCCTGCTGGTGGCTTCTGTGGGCCTCCTTGTGGAGGTGGTGGTCCTGCCTGTGGTTGAGGTGGTTGAGGATTCTCTTCACGGAACTTCTTGAGTATCTCAGCTTGCACTGCAGCATCACCCATGTTATTAACCAACTTGTCAGGGTCAAGGTCCATAGACTTTGCAATCTCACGAATGATGTAATCCATCTTAGCAAAGGGGGCTAGCACAGGGTTCTGTACCACACCAAGGAACTGCATGAGTCGTTGACTACGTACTTCATTAGCCATAAGGCTTTCAGTACCACGGGCTTTTACCTCAAGGTCTCCTTTGATTTCATCGTCATAATCAAACTGCATGTTGAAGTTAAAGAATGCTTTGGCTAATGGTGCTAGTAAGTAATCATCAACGTTCTTTACTACGTTCCGTATAGAACCATTAGCAGCAGACATAAGCATACTAATGCCTGAAGCTGTACGTCCGACACCTTGTACTCCTGTCTGCCCATGAGCAAAGCTAGGAAACCCAGTAGATTCATCAGCTAGTACTCTGGCTTTATCAAACATTTGCATGTTCTCATTGGATACGTTAGGAAACTTGGTACCAAAGATTGCTTGTCCCGGCGCCCCACCTTGGCGACGAAAGACTTTGCCGGGGTATACTGATAGGTCTTGACCGGGAACTAAGTTAGTCTCATCTACCTCAATCAGCATGTTACCTGACAGTGCAGCATTGTCTACAGCCATACGCATAAAGCCATTCATGAGTGTCTGTGTATCATCCATGTTCTCAGCAATGCCTACACCAAAGAGGCTGTAAGGGCTTACTTCGTATGGCACTGCATAGTAGGGAATAATAGACGGGGTAAATGGGTTCATAACTAAACGCAATACTTTATTATTACATACCCAGATGTTTACGCTTACTTGATCCATCTCGGATAGCTCAGAAGGAATGTCTATGTCATGCCCTTCAAGAACGTCTATGTCTACGTTACCCCAGAACTCAAGGACTTCAAAGCGTTCAGCTTTAGATTCCTGAGCGTCGTCTTCCATTGCCTGTTCCCACCATTCTTTAACGTAGGATTCTCCTTCAGAGACAGCAAGGTCAATAGCATTACTACGAAAGAAGGGACGCTTCTTAAGGTTACGCAGTTGGGTACGTGACATTTTGTGACGCTCTACAACATACTCTGCCTCATCCATATTGGCTGCATCAGGGTCAGGGTAAAAGTTCCAAAGAGAAACACTAGAAGTTTGGGGGATTGTTTTAATAGTAGGAGAGTACTCACCAGTTTCTGTCCAGTTAGGATACTCTTTGTCTACAGCAAATGGCCCTTTCATAACGCCTGTACCAAACAATGCACATTCAAATGCAGCTACACGTAGTTGTTTGTTTGCGTTAGATTCATCAAGCTGATCATGGATTTTCTTTTCCATCTTCTTAGCTGATACCATTGCGGGATGAAATGTAATCTGAGTAGGTGTACTACCCACACCTTCTTTAAGTTGATCTTCAACAGGGGCTAGGTTATTCTTAAGTCCGGCTAACCGTTCTTTAAGATCAGTCATTGTCTCGCCGGGAAGTAACTTAGTATCTTCTGCACTTGGGTCTTGAGCTTTTTTAAGCTCGTCGTTAGATTCAAAGTGAACTGACTCAGCTACACCCTCTGGGAGGACAGTAGGGTCAACTGTAATTGGAAACTTATTGTTGCCAAAGAGTACCTCAATAATTTGACCGTATGCTGCAAGGACTTTAGTTTTAGTAACCTTAACAAAGACTTGTGATTTTTCTGTAGAAGTAAACTGTACATCAGGACCATAGAGACCACGGTAGTTACGGTAAGCTTGTATCCAACGAGTCTCTTCTGTTTCTCTGGCATCAGAAGCTTTCTTGTAGTGCTTCTGTACTAGGCCAACAATACTTCCTGCAAGGGGATCACTGTACGTATCTTCTTTCATGTCATCAAGAGAGCTTGCCTCTTCCATGTCCATTGCCATGCTTTCTTCTAATTCGTCCATAGTGTATCCTTAATAACCGAAGGTTGGGTCACTTGCTTGAAAGCCTGAGTTTTGTGATGCAGGATCAAAGTCAAACAAACTGCTTCTTGGTCTTGTCATAATGCCATATCTAATAGCATCGTATAGGTGGTCTTCTGAGTGTGTGTTTACATCTTCTGGGTTGTTCTTATCCAAAGGTAGGGCTGGTAGTTGTATTATACTATTACCACAAGTATTAAAGAAAACTATCCGTGGTTCTTCTGTAAACTCATCTACCTGTAATCGTCTGTGCAACTCGTTCTTACCTGAAACTCTTGAACCTTTTGATCTGTCTGCAGGTCTCCAACGGCATCCACGCATAATCATTTGTTCAGCTAGGCTGGGGCCAGTGTCTCCACGTTTATGCCAGAGGGATGAGTCAAGTACTCCGTAACGTATCTTCTCACCTTCTTCTGCTTCTAGTATCATATCAGCTAGGTCAGTAGCTATGACCTTTGATACATACATCTCACGGTAAACTATAAGTTGTTCATCAGGAGATACAGCAAACCAAACAACCCCTGAGTAAGAACCGTATCCGTAGTCACAGGCTCTAAACTTTGCCCAACTTCCCGGTATGTCAAACGGTTCTATTACGTGTATGTTTCTGTTCCACTCAGGGAAAGCAGCACCTTCATTTACATCCCAGTTACCTTCAAGCAGTTGCTTACGTTGATGCTCAGGTAGTGAGAGTAGGTTAGCTTCATACAGTCCATCATCAGCTAGGTAGGGGTTATCAAACAAAGTAGCAGGAATAAACCTGCGTTTAAATAATGGTTGACCTTCTTTAGAGTGACCTTTAGGCCAAGCAATGCGTTCTCCTGTCTCAGGATCAGTAGCATCAAAGCTGGTATTATGAGGTGCTGGGTCTACAAAAGTTTTCTTAACCCATTGATGACCAGCCCCACCGGGGTTAGTTGTACCCCTTTGGTATAAACTTAGGTTACTATTCTTGGTTGTCCGAAGACGTGACCTCATATAGTTCCAAGGATAAGGGCTAGGCCATTGTGTAAGTTCATCAAAACCAATCCAATTAAAAGCTTGCCCTTGGTATCTTTGTACATCATCATCCCTATCTAGGTAACTTAGCCAAAGAGTAGCACCGCTTGGAGCTACCCATGTTTTGTCCCGTTCCATAAACTTGATACCGGGGATTGCTCTGGGGTAGAGTTGTTTTGAGACTGAAATAAGTTCTCTGAGTTCTTCCGTGCTTCTTCGTACAAGTAGCATAGAAGATAGAGGATTATTAAAATACCTAACAGGGTCGGCAAGCATAGCAAAAGACTTACCACCACCAGCCGCTCCTCCATATAATACCTCCTGTTCTGATGCTGAAAGAAAATCTGTCTGTGGACCGGGGTTAGGCTCAAAGATAATTTCTTGAGCTTTCTCAACCTCTATCGGAGGTGGCTTCGGGGCTGCGGGTACTGTTACGCTCTTTGGCTCCGATACGGTTTCTTTCGAGGGTTTCCGCTTTTGCCGCCGCTTCTTTGTAGCGTTCAGCGTAATAGCGTTGCGTTGAAGCTTCTGCTTTACGGTGTCGTTCAAGTTTAACTCTTTTCATAAGACCCACATGAGAGATGTACCTACCTGACTTTTCACTTAACCAGTTTGCTACATCCCTGTAACTATATTGTTTTAGAAAATGCTTTGCTTCTTCTAATGTTTCTAGTTCTTCTGGGATTGGTAGAAGTATATCATCATCTTCAGGGTCTTGTCTATAGCCAAATGGAACTACTCTGCCTACTCTAACGACAGAAAGCCATTCATACTCACTATTAACTAGCTCTGGTTTAGGTAGCTTCCAAGTTTTATTAACTTTCATTGTTTTTAGGGGGTAGAATAAACACTGGGTTATCTGCTTTAATTTCTACTTTGTCTGTCTTTACAAACCCAGCACGATCAAGAAAGTCTTTAGCTGCTGCCATCTTTTCTTTATTACCTAGATCAGTAGGGTTAGTCATAACCTGCATCATAGAGTATGCAGCTTTACTACCAGCAGTGGCAATAAACTTCTTAGTAAGTTCAACAATCTCATCCTGTAGTGCAGCAGTAATAGTTGTAGAGGACATAGTATCAGCATAACCTGCAAGACGTTTAGCTCTTACAGGATCACCTTGTGCTTGCTCAAACAGTACATCAAGAAATATCTGTTGTTTTTCTGTAAGTTTTCTCATGCGCAATCACACTTCTTACATGAACACTCACGATTAAGCAAGGCGCACAATATACGTTTTATGTATCTAATCATGTTTTTTTCCTATACGGCTTTACTTTGGCTGCAACTTTCTTAGGTTGAGCCACAAACTGCTTACCCGCAGTAGTGCCTTTTCGTTTGGCTCTAGTTGTAGAGGCATACTCAGAATCACTAAGAGACTTAATAGCCTTCTTAGGTAGATACCTTTCACCTGTGGCCTTTGGCCCTTGTGTTGAGGGCTTACCACTCTTAGTAGTCCACTTCTGCTTAGTCCAAGACTTAAGACTTTTTTGACTTTTTGTCAATGCCATCTGCTTTAGCCTTTGCTGCTTTACTTAGGTCTTTATAGTGAGATAACTTTACACTTGTTTTACTGTGTGCTTTACCAGTATGCAAAGAACCATCAGGCATCTTATGAGTACCACCTTTATGTTCAGTACCATCCTTCTTATAATGCTTTACGCCCTTCATGCCTTGTATCCCCCGCCTTTAGCTTTGTATTTTTTAGCAACCATTTGTGCTTTACGGGCCGACCACTGCCCGGGTTTTCCTCCTGAACTGCCAGCTTTAACGGAGGCAACAAGAGATTTACGCATAGTAGGCTTAGTATAATTACCCGCCGCATTAACCGTGCTTGTCGAAGACTTTTTTGATTTCACCACGTGTTATTCCTATATCTCTAAGAGCCTCGTTTGACATGCTATTAAGCTGCCAGTATTGCACTCTACGCAACTGACCTTCTTGTATTGCTGTAAGTAATGATTTAAAAAGTTTCTTCATGGTGTGTCTCCTTTTACCAGAGACAGTTATACCACAAGTTACTATATCATACTACATACAAGATTGCAACCCCGTTATGCGTTCTTCTTCTTTTTCAAGTTGTCTACCTGAGACTTGACCATGCCACCCATGTTGTAAGTCATAGTGCCATTCTTAGCCATAGGCTTCCTGCTTACTACTGAGTCTTTAGAAGGAAAGTTTGAAGTTGCCATAGTGTTCACTGTACCGGGAGAAGATTGCATTCCACCCTTTTGATATTTCACCATGCCACCACCCATCATTTTCTTCTTAGCCATACCACCTGCCATCATCTTAGCAGTAGGTTTCTTCTTGGTCATACCACCCATGTTCATCTTGCCAACACCGTCAGCAGCATAGGCTGGTACCTTCTTGCCATCTTTCATAACCATAGGCAGACCGCCTTTGTTATAGCCTGATGATTTCTTTTTCTTTGGTTTCATTCCGTACATTTTATTTTTTCCTATCCATTTTTAATTCTACTAACAGCTTGAGGTAAAGATAAACCTTCTTCTCTTATAAGACTTTTAACTGCTCTTTTTTCTCCATCTGACAAGTTATCAAATGCAATTTGTGATTTTTGGGTTGACGCCTGCAACAATTTAATAAAAGCTGTACCTTTAAGTGCATTAGGATTTTTATCATTAGGGCTTGGTTTTGTAATTTTTATTTCTGAGGTAGTAATAGCTCTAGGGCTAACTGTATCTAAAGCTTTAAAGATTGATCTGCCACTTCTTATAACTGATTTTTTGATTTTTTCTTTATCTTCATTAGATAATCTACCCCATCTTATTTTTTGTTTTGGGTCTTTTAATAATTTAGAAAGTTGTTTTGAATAGGCTCTTAAATCTGCCGCTTTCATTTGTAATTCTGTAGTAGTTTTTTTAGCTTTTTTTACTGGTGCTGGTGCTGGTTTTGGTCTAGGTAGTTTAGCTGCAGCAGCAACTGATGCACGTTGAGATTCAACAGGATTTACCGCCCTACGTACTGATGCCCGTTGAGATGCAGCAGGACTTTGACGCGGATTAACTACAGCAGCAGCAACTGCTGTTGCCTTTGGCCTTGGTCCCGGCCTAGCTTTTTCTCCCGATCCTTTTACTGTACCATCAGCATTAAACTTACCTATCTTGC